AACAGGAATATCTATATAATCAAAAGAGCCACTTTTTGTAATTGTCTCTTTTGCAACAAAATTTACTACACTCGAATTAATACTACTTGTAAAAGAGGTGTATTTAGGAACTGTTATCTCCCTATTGTCATTATTAACAAATACAATCCTAACCTTACACTCGGATGACTTAGCTAATGGAATCCGATAGTTCATAGAACGTAGTAACGCTCTTACATTCTTATCTTGAACTGCAGTATCTAAATACGTCTCAAAAGCCTGTGTATCCAAGTAAAAGTTTTGCATATCTTGAACACCAGCCATCAATTCAATAAGTGTAATACCTAAGTCAGATTCATTAAAATCTGTCCACTTATCTGTTAACTTTGGTATAGTATTTATTAACTCTTTACGTATGCTAACAATATCCCTATTTGTATATGATAAGCTATTATTACTACTAGCCAAATATTTACCTCCTTTCTAGTACGATGTAGTACTTACAGCACCACCTAATTCATACATATCCACACCATCAATAGACTTATTAAAAGGATATACATATGAACCCATAATATTACTATTAGCTATGCGATATGTTATATGTATAGGTACGGTATTAGAATCTTCCCAATTACTACCTAAACTAACATCTTCTACAACGATTCTCTTTTCCCAATTTCCTAAAGCTTCTTTTATGTAAATTGAAATTAAATCATGGGCAACAAATCTATTTTGCTCAAAAATAACTAAATGTAACCTACTACCAAATTCAGGTAGAAAAAATCTTTCACCAACCCTAGTAGATAATATAGTATAGATACTTTCATTAATCTTATCTTCACCACTTATTACATTCGTTATTCCCTTACCATCTCTAAAGTTTTGCTTAAATGTCTTTGACAAGGATAAGCCACTACCAGCTATTGTATTCTTAAATTCTTGATTGTAGTAAAAAGCCATAAAATCACCTATACCTATGCCACTAATTTTTATTTACTCACATACCTCTCCCATTAATATATAATTAATTCACATATCTAAATTAACACAAAAATAGCGTACCCACTTTACATGAGTACGCTATTTTTGAACTGTGTTCATATTTGAAAGGAGCGAAGTTTATGTACAAAATAAACTCCTGTAATTAAGAAAATGAAAAGAAACTTAATTACATTAAAAGTATAACATACAATAACATAAATGTAAAGAGTTATCCTTCTATAATCCTAACATTATCTGCTTGCATGCGTATACTATTAGAATTTACCTTGAATGAATTAGATTTTACACTTACACTATCAGCTGACATAGTAATAGAATCCGATATTGTAATAGTAGCACCACTTGCTTTTAATGTAATATTACCACTATTAGGAATAACTTCTATCCCCCTACCACCTTCATACCCTATGTCAATCTTACCATCATGTATCTTAACTAAGACATTATTCTCACCTTCCATAAGAATAAATTCTTTACCCTCAGATGAAGAAATCTTAAACTTCTGACTATTAGCATCTTCTATACCAACAGAATTGGTCGCATCGTCTGTATCAAAATACAACATCGAACCATGTCTTGACTTATAAATCATCTTATGAGTAGGAGATTCACGCTGTGATTCTATCGGTACTTCATTAGCACCTACAACACCACTCCACACACCAATAGTCTCTTCGCTACCATATCTCTTTTCTAAAGTAGAATCAGTCCCAAATACAGAACCTAAGTATACAGGTTTATTTGAGTCCATATCCTCAAACATCACCCATACATACTCACCAATCTCAGGTACAATAAAAGAGCCATAGTTATACCCACCACCAATAGAAGAGCAATAACTCGCCCAAGGTAATGATTCAGTAGAAGTACCTCCACTTGAAATAGTACGGTGTATCATAGGTACACGTATTTGAACCCTACCTATACCTAGAGGGTCTACATTATTCTCTACCCTAGCACGGAATATTCCACCCAACTCAGTTGGAGCCTGTAGGCTACCATAGAAGTCATTACTATTTACTGACATATAGATTAACCCCTATATCCACCGCTATTGTGTATACCACCAGGGTTATTATCATTCCACTCAGTACCATCCATTTGAACATCAATATGGTCGTCCTCTAAATTCATGCCTAAACCAATAGACCTACCATACTCAATGAATTCATAGCACAAACTGCCAGGAGTATCATCACTATTGATAATCCAACCACCAGACAAACCTTCAGGACCAAACCAATCATTAACATCCATCTTCCAACCATTAGCATGACTATGCGGACCACTTGAATGCTTACCATTTGTACCAGCAGTACATACTAACTTATGACCTGTTCTATCGAAGAACCACTTACCTAAGTCATCTAAAGCATTAGGTACGTCTTTAATACAACCCTCCAAAGTAACATGACTACCCTGTTTAACCCAATATTTACCATCTGTATCATTGATTTTATTTTCGTCCAATTTCTTTGCACCTTCACCTTTCAACTTCTGTCTAGCTTTATCACTATTCTTTTGTAAATCCAAAGAAGTAGTAAACATACCATCTGAAATAGTATCCGTAATCCCTTGAATATGATATACACCACTTGTATGATGTAAAAAACCATATTTTGTATAGACTGCAATCTTGATATGACCATCAAACTTAACTTTAGTATTGCCCATTATCTCAAGACTAGCCCCATATACTGAACTAAAGTATCTAGACCACATACTAGCGGCTGATGATTCTAAGTTTTTAAAAGAAGAACCACTCATACCTAGTACTACACCAACACCAGTAGTTGACTCTGCTCTATCTTTATAAGCATCACTTGCTAGACTACCACCAATACCCTCAATAGTACACTCTAGCATCTCATTCCGAACAGAATCGATACTTAAAGCATTTGTAGGTACTTTATCTGTAGCAATCTTATCAGACTCAAACTCAGGCGAGAAACTAATTACTTGACTATCTCTACGACCTGTATAAATCTCAAATTCACCACAAATCTCCATCTTTTGCTTTTTACCACCAAAAGTAATAGAGCGTACCCCTTTTTTCATCTCTTCATCTGTGATACCATCATTCCCTAAATTGATATTAGCACCTTTTGTAGCATTGTTTAAAGCACCATTAAGACCTACAACACCACTATTAACACTATTAGGTATATTCGCTTTTAAAACTTCATCTCTAGACACATTAGCAATGCCAGTCGTAGATGCCACGATACCACCAAGAGAACCTGGCTTAGTTAATTGAGGTAAACGACCTTTAATGATATTACCAATACCATTATTTGTATCAAAAATAGTAGTCCCTACTTGCCCTTTATTGACAATGTCTAACATAGAATTAGCAGTATCTATATACTTAGAAATCTTAGACTTCTTCCCTAATACATCTGATAATCCTTGAATAGCACCTTGAACACTAGTCACATCTTTAGCACCATTCAATGCCTTGTAGATATTTTGAGCAGTATCTACATATTTTTGTACCTTCTCTACTTTTTCTTTACCAACAACACTTGTCAGTAAATCTTTAGCCATGAAACGAGTATCTTTGATATCAAAATACTCCCTATTCTTATACAACTCAACTAAAGTCTTAGCAGTCTTTACATAAGTATCAATAGCAGTATTGTTAATCCCTAATTCTTTTGAAATAAGAGATTCTATTTCTCCATAATCACCACTTCTGATTTTATCATTATCTAAAGACATCACAGATGTAATCTTATCACGAATCTTTTTAATGTTAGGTGATTGATTTGGTAATAGAGTATTTAAAAGACTATCTGCTATTCCACCATATAATGCTGTCTTATTGTTTTCTTGATTATTAAGTATTTTATCCCTATTCTCAGAAATAAGTTTAACAGCATCTGATACTATCTTAGAAACACTACTAGAACCTACAATGCTTTTAAATACATTAGCATAATCATCTATAGTCTTTGAGTCTTTTCCTTGAATAGAACCACTAAATTTATTAACTAAATCAATATACTTAGTAATATCCCCATCTATTTTATCTTTACCAAAAATCCTCATGAAAGATTGAGTTATCTTATTCATATCAGGTTTAGAAACCTTTTCAGATGAACTCAAAGGACTTACATTACCTATTGTAGCAGTTGAACCTAGAGGTGACTTTAAAGAACCTTCTTGAATACTTAGTAAATACTTACGTAAATCATCTAAATCAGACAACAATGTAGCAATATCTTCTGAATCTGATTCAGCCAAAGCCACAGCTACATATTTTGTAATCAATTCTTCAATGAAAGCATCATCACCATAAGTCTCTACCTCAGATACATTGCCTTGATAAGAAGAACGACTAAGCATATCAGGAACACTATGAGTAGTAAATTCTACACCATTGATTATCCTACCCTTATTAGCTACATCATAATGTCTATCACTATTAATTGTCTCTTTATAATAGATGATACGATTATAGACATCTTGCATTAACCTTTTATTATATGATATACCATCTTCCTTAGTATTATTACTCTTTAGTGACAATAGAATAGAATTAAATATATCAACATAATGAAGTTCCCTACAATGATTATCTGATATAGCACGATTGAAATCCTGTATCTTACTATTTTTGATTATTGATTTAGCCATGAATACAGGTAGAACAGAAACAACAAAGAACTGAACACCCATAGACTCAAATTTACGTGCTAATAAGTTATAATAATCTACATAATTAATGATATTATCTAAGTCATTTAACCCAAGCATCATATAAATACGACTACCTAAAGATGCCTGACTTTTTATTGTATCTATATTATCTTTTAACCACCTATAATTAGCCTTTTCATCATAGATATATGCTATGTCCTTATTTATAGGTATTGACACACTTAAATCTTTAACCCTAGAATCACCTACAAAAATGACCTTACCACTACCAACTACACTAACATCTGAAGAACGATTATTCCCTAATACATGAGAAGAAACACCCATAACTTTTAGATATGCTTCATTACCTACAGCATTACCACCACTATTAGCAGTCGTTGCACTTGTAGAAGAAGTAGTATCTTCCATCTTCTTATAGGTAACAACAGTCATATCACCATACATTTCATTCGGTACGAAAAAAGCCTTCTCTACACCATCTACAACTTGTGTGAAATAACGATACCCAGGCTTATCAGAATCCAAAGGCTCAGACTTTTCTAACAATTCATCGGAAATAAACTCCCTCATGTTCTTAGTCTCTGTCTTAAACTCCTTAGGTTTACCATCCTCACCTAGAATAGGTTTAGTCTCTACAATTCTACCAATAGCAATACCAACTTTTTGACACATCGCACGTACAATTTCAGATGGCTTGCCACCATAAGTAGCTACATCAAAGGTCATATTTAACTTCTTAGTAGAATTAACATCTGATTCAGCTACACAGTTTAAAGTTAAAGTTAAGGCAGGCCCCTCAAAGTTGAGTGTATATTTTAAAGCCTTACCTATTAAAGATATATCTTCAATAACTTGACCTTTTCTATTACACCAACCATACCGACACCTAACATTACCCTCTTGTTTAGCACTTACATTCTTTTTAGTACCTTCTTTATGAGTAGGGTCTTTCTTTTCATCTTCTTTTGTATACGTATTAGCCTTTTCAGCTTCTTCATCTTTCTTTTTATTTTCAGAGTTTTGCCAATCTACATTACCCTGTGTAACAGCATTACCTGTATCTTTCAACTGTTTAGCTGTTTTCCAATTCTTACCAGCTGGGATAGCATTAGCTAATAATTCTTCTATACGTAAAGCAGTATCATCATATAACTCAATGTCAAAAGTCGAACCAGCTAAATCTTGATTCGACTTTCCTTTACGTTCCACATTAAGACTGATAACTGATTCATTGTAATCTTTATTACCAAAATACGAGATATTATGACCATCAATCACCAAATCTATAAAAGCGTACAAAGGCTGATGACCACTTAAATCTCTTGTTATTTGACTCTCTTTGAAATCACTCATATCTGAATAACCCCAGTATCGTAAATAGATTCTATAGCTGGTATTCTAAGAACTACACCAGATGGTACATCTAAAGGGTTATCTATATGATTCATAACAGCTATTGCCCAGTACATCAAAGGAGTACCATAAAACTTATTAGAAATTAAATCTAACCTATTTTCATACCCCTTCTCAACAGCATAGTATATATCACGATTACTTTCTTTTATCTCAAACTTATTAGGTGATTCTATATATGTATCGCCATTTAGATTAACTAATCTCTTTAAATTTGAGTACCTGGATATTTTATCTTGTCTACTTTTAAAAGACTGTGTAATCTCTGTCTTAATTAATGACGGTTTATTCACTAAAACACCTACCTCACAGGACCTTCATCAAACACATTATCTGCTTGCATTAAAGACCTTGCCCTTATCTCAGTAAAACTAAAACTTATTTGAACATCTGAATAGGTAGGAGAACTATTTCCACCTAAAGACTCACTATCTAATGTATCACCTAGAATAGTGCCAGCCGCACCACCCCACTCAATACTTACTGAATTGACTATTGCAGTAATATTTATCATAGCACCAAATCTTACATAACAATAAGGTGGTGTTACTAAACTGCCTGTATATTTAGGATATACTAACTTCTTACATTCTAATACAACATTTTCCATATCAGGAACTATATCTTTATGTAAAGTTACACTATAAGAAACAGTTCTTGCCTCACTCCCCTCATAATTGAAATAAGGCGAAGAACGTCCCATAGGCTGTTGTTGACCAAAGCTAGCACCATAATCCTCAGAAACGTCTGTAGGTAATGTAGCAAAATTAATCTTAGTCCCTGTAACTAGATTAACAATATAGCAAGGAATTATATTAGTAGGATTCCATTGCATCGTTGTTACACCACTTTTACCTACTGACATTGAATAATTGTCAGAACTAAAGTCATTAGCCATCTATTTACCTCAAACCTTCAATAAATTATTCACTGATGCATCTGAACTAACACCACTACCACGATAATTAGAACCACTCGCTATTACATTAATTAATGTATCTAACTTGCTCTCTAACCTCATAACTTGCCATTTAATAGCATCTACTACATCATCTGAACCACTATTAGAATCAGACACAACTGTACTTGTAGTATTAGTATTTAAAGGATTCTTATCAGCAGGCACAACCATCTCACCTTCATGAATAAGAGCAACTTGTGTATCTGGTACAAAAGGAGTGCCCTGAGCATATTGAGGAGTTCCTTTTGTATTTTCTTCATAAAACTTCTTAGATTTTTCTAACCTACTAGCGGCTGAATCTGCACCAAAACCTTCATACTCTCTACCAAAAATATCAGATGCACTATCTACAGAGATTTGACCTTTTAATGCGTCTGAAGTACTTGAATAATTGCTTTGTAATTCTTTTAATAAGAACTCAAGTTGTGTTTGGAAATCAGCAACACTAGTGCCTTTAGATTGAGCATAATCCCATAAAGCACTCTTACGACCTTTATCAGTCCACTGTGCTAAACCGAATCCACCTTCATGAGCCAAGAAAGCATCTTTACTAGCTGTAATTTGTTGTAATAAGGATTCATTTGTAGTACCACCATCATCTTGTATAGCACCACTTCTAAAACCACTTTCTTCGTGCAAGTTGCCTAGTATACCAGCTATACCCTCAGCAGAATAACCAGCCTTAGCTAAAAAGTCCCAAATCCTCTTACCATCACCATTACCAGTTGACATACCAGCTGGCTTACCACCACCAACACTACCACTGCTAGAGGAAGAACCACCTTTTAAGAACTCTTTTAATTTATCAAAGATAGAACCACTATCTCCAAGTAAACTACCTAAAATACCACCAGTACCCATATTTAATAAGTGTTTAAAGATATTGCCAAACAATCCACCCTCACCATACGTGTCTTGACCAGTGATACCAAATACACCTCTAAATACTTTCTCTAACACTGAACGACCTTGACCAACTTCGCCATTTAAACCTAAAGCGTCAATGAAACTACCACCAACAGGTATTCCACCATCTGACCTAACAGCACCAGCTTGTTGTGAGGTTAAGACTGCCTCACCTTTATGCAAGAAAGCAGGGTAGTTATCATAAGGAACATTTGATAACCCATCTGCATGTGAGCCAAATGTACTCAACACACCATTTACCAAACCGAAAGGATTCAAATACGACAATGCACTAGCAACTGTAGTGACATTATCAGTAGTAGACTTATTAGGGTTATTTTTCTCCATTCCTAACAAACTACCAACCCATGAATCAGCAATTAAATCATGAACAGCATCAAAAGCTGTACTAAATGCACCTATAATCTTATCAGGAATAGATGTGATGTAATCTGTTAGTGATTTGAAAGCTTCTGCAACTCTATCACCACCAATAGCACTCGCTATACCACCTAAAATAATACCAGCTATAGCACCCATCGGACCACCTACTGCAAAACCAGCAACGCCACCTTTTATTACACCACCTAGTACCTCAAGAAGATTTTCCATAAAGGTCTTTTCACCTTTGATGCCACTGCCAGTACCAAAGATAGCACCTATTAAACCACTCAAGATAGTCTGTAATAAGTTATGGTCTTTCCCAAACCATTCATCTGCTTTATTTAACCCACTAAAGAAATCTAATATAACATCAAAGAAACCACCTATAATAGGTATTGCTTTTCCTAAGAATTTGAATACTCCACCACCAAAAATCTTGCTAGCAAGTTTACCTATGCCTGTTCCTCCTATCTTAGTGAATATATCACCAAAGAATTTTGAGAATACAGGAGCCATCTTTGAACCTATCTTAGAGAATACTTTTATCATCTTATCAGGAGCATTAGCATAAAATACTTTCCCTATCCAAGAGAATACAGACTTGAACTTCTTAATTATAAGAGCAATAAAAGAACCATTCCCAGTAAATACGTATTTTAAACCTCGTGCTATACCATCACTTAAAGCACCCTTTGAACTAAATAATGCTTTTAAGCCACCACCTTTAAGGAAACTACCGAATCCTTTCATTGGAGATGCTATAGTTTTAAGTAATGATTTAACATCACCCCATTGATTAGCTACTGTATATGCAATAATAGCGTAGTTAGCCATATTAGCGGCTTTAACATCTAACTCACCAAAGAAGTCAGAAACCATTCTGACAGGGAAAGAATCAGATAACCAATTACCCAATTTTTCTATCGGACCACTTGCATACCCAGCCATACTCTCAGAATTTGATTTAGTTAAATTCGAGTTTTTATTAATGTTATCAGAAACCTTCTTCAAGTCGTCTGACAAATTATCAGCATTAGCGAACATCTGTGCTACAGCATCTGAACTAAACCCTACTGACTCTCTTAATTGATTCAATGCGAATGGGTCATCTTTATTAGCAACGAATACATCTTGCATTGACTTCATAACTTCATCTGCATGACCACTATCAATAGCACCTCTGAAATCTTCAGCACTCATACCAGTCCTAGACATGAAATTAACAAAATCATCATCCTTTAACAATTCAGGAACTGACATCTTAGACCATTCAATAATCTTTCCACCAGCTTCTTCTACACCCTTATTATATTGTTGCTGTTGAATACTTTCCATTATTGCTAATGACTTAGTCATACCCTTAAATTTAACAGAATCTTTTTTAGATAACCCATATAAATCTTCAATATGTTCATTCATTGAAGATAACATAGCATTACTATCAACTGTCAAGTCTTTATCTGCACCTAACCCAGTAGCTATATTAGACATCTCACGTAGCACATCACCCTTACCACCACTATTGATATCCATTTTAATGATACTAGATAAATCACTAATATTAGCATCGATAGCAGTATGTAAACTAGCTACTTCCTTAATATAAGGGTCTAACTGTTTAGCAGTCTTCATGCCCATCTCATCCATGACACTATTAACAAGTTCAGATGCCTCGTTCCTACCCATAGCATATGATGAGTCAACCACACCACCTATCATTCGTTGATAATCACTCTTAGAGATATTGCCATTTAATTTAGCACTTCTTTCACGGAAATTATCAATGAATGAGTCAGTGATATCTGTTAAGCTACTCTTTACAGAATCAGCCATATCTGTTAATTCTAAAGCAACAGCGGCATCCCTAACACCCTTAGAGAACCTTTTAATCCTATCAGTAAAAGAATTGGTCATACCAATCATTTCTTCATCAAACTCATCGGATATTTCACCAAAACGCTTAGACACAGTATCTTTCATAGTCTGTAGACTTTCATCCGCTACTTGAATCATACCTTTATAGTACTTACGATTTGAATTATCCATATATTTTGCATATAAGGTAAATTCACGTTTCATATCAGCTAAACTATCTTCTAATATAGCTTGCTGATTATCCATACTATCCCTAAGCATCCCCTGAGCCGATTTGTTAGTAGTATTATAAAAAGACTCTAACATTGTCATCTGAGAATCTAGCATCCTAGCAAAACGCTTTTCACGTAATGCTATCTTCTTCTCAGCTTTCTTAGCTTCTCTTGCTTCTATCTGTTGTATACGTTTATTTAGTTGTTTCTTATCTTGTAAATCAGCCATATATACAACCTTTAATAACTATAAAAAAAGATGAGGTTATCATCTCCTCCTCCCTCTAGTAGACCTTTTCTCTTTAGCGGATTTGATAGCCTCATCTTGTGCTTTCTTCTCTTCTTTTTTCTGGTCGACCAAAATTTGATACATCGTCCGTCTCTCTAGTGAACTCATATTTTCAACAGATTCATAGGATATTTTCCCAAAGTATGCTAATTGAAACTCTTCTTTCATTAAAGAACGAAACGCAGTAAAACGTATATCTCTAGCCTTATTATTATATTCGTCTGAATTGAACTCACTTAATTGTGGGACGAAAGAATTCACTTGTAATAGGCATAGCGAAATCATAAATTTCACCACAAGAAGTACATTCATGGTCAACAATAGTATCTACACCTACAATAATACTATTAATCACTGTCTGCATTTTAGCACTATCCATAGACACCATGTTTTCTACATAACTACGAGCATCTACAAAGTCTACAGCCTTACCATTAATAGCAGTAATGTATTTTGCCATCCTACAGATATACACAACTTCTTTGTAATTTTGATTAAACTGTTTAGCGAACCTACGTGCATATTTTTCAACAAACTCTGTATCGGAATTACGTAATAAACGTAATGACAAAGTATCACCACTTACAGGTAACTCAACATTAATAGGTTCAGTGAAGTTATCATCTAAGTACATAATATCAAAATCTGATAAACTAATTTCATGCTCATCTGTATTACCACAATGAGGACATGTAGAACGTACTTTATACTTATCCCCAAATGTTACCATACGTAATTGAAGAATTAAGAACATTTCATCTGCACTAATTAGACGATTAATATCAATATTCTCAGGGGAAACAATACAGTTCCTTAAAATTTTCTTGAATACATCTGCACCTTGACTTGCATACATAATCTTTTCATCACGTGTTGTCATACCACGTAATGTAATATTAGCAGGGATGCCATCTTCTTTATAAAGAATACCCTTAGACGGTAATAGCACAGTAGACTCGTAATCTACTTTTGTTTTCTTAGAACCAGCTTCTTTACTTTCCCTCTCTAAGTCTTTAGCAATCAAATCTTCTTTTTTTGTATCTTCCACATTTACCTCTTCTGCAGTATTATTACTTACTTCTTTAATATCTTTATCTACCACTGTAGACGTAACTTCTGATGCACCATCACCAAATACATCTGCACCTAAATCAAATCTATTATCTTCCACTTCTAAACCTCTTTTGTATTATACATATACACTATCAAAAAGTATTGAAACTATCTAAAAGTATATATAGTGTAACCATATTCGACAATTAACAATAAAAATAGAGATAGTATCACTACTATCTCTACTATACTAAATACAACTATTAATCTATTTTAAGAAATCATTCTTTGATAACCGCTTACGATAAATATCCTCTATATTCTTAATAGCCATATCAGATACATGATTATGGAAGTCAACATGTTTTCTGCAAAACTGCTCATAATAAGTTATGTCAGTCATGATATGGTCAAAACTTTCTTTTGATTTAGCTACATTGTGTAACAAATCATCATTAAATTCTAACACCCTTGACCTAGCATTAATTGCCCTAGTCTCAGAAATTTCATATGATAAACGACTTAAATCCTTACTATTTGACTCCCCAAACTTTTCGAGTTTTTCAACCCTATCAATTACTTCCTTATTTAATTCCCTTCCAATAATAGATAATATAACTGAAAGAGGATTAAACTCAATAGGAGATATTTGTATGATAGTCAGCAAAAGTAATGTTGCCAATGAAACATCACCTATACTTATGTTCATACCCAAAACAGATAACATCTCAATTAAATTCATAGAACACCACCTCTACTATACCAATATGATTACCTGTAACTAGCTTTAGTATCCCTATCATAAAGTACTGTGCAATCTACACATAACCATCTAATGTATTCCGTAGAATATGATGTAAAATGTATCTACTCAACTCTCATCCCTATTATGTATATAAGATGAAATTTACCTATAATTCACAAATCAAAAATTAGACTCCAATTTTTGTATATATAAAATAGTAAACTACAAAACACCACAATCTATAATCAATAAAGTTAAACAAAGATTAAAAACATAAAAAGAGTGTTACATCAATAAGAGCCGAAGTAATTGATGTAACACTCTGACAGGAGAGCAGTGTGAACTAACACACTAAATCATGTAAAACTATATTCCAATAAGAAAAATAATAAGTATTCTGTAGTACAATGCGAAAGGAAAACTTAAAAACAATGTACTACAAAGCAAGACGGAGACAGATACTCAGACTTAACGCACTAAAACATCTCAGCATCCATATATAGGTAGGTAAACCACTCCTACCTAATGTCTAAAATATACCACAAATATCTCAATCTGTAAACCCCAAAAGCTTCCCCTAAAACATATATAAAAATAATAGAGCGACATCGCTTAAAATGTCGCTCTATTAAAAACCCATGTCTGAGTCATCATCTAACAACTTTATTATACTATAGGTACTTATCTAAGTCAATACCTTGTATAACATAAAAATAGGACATAACAAAGTTATGTCCTATCATCTATACCTATAGACTAATCAGTACCATAAATATGCGTATTTTGTCCATCACGTACAAGATAAGCAGTATCTACAGACAAGTTCATGCTGATTTGTTTTTTATCACCACTAGAATAATCTAATTCACCTAAATCTAGACTAGTCGGCCAACAACCATCACATTGCCATTTCCTCAATACTTCTCCATTCGGACCGTATTGAACAATCATGCATGTACGTTTATAGTTATTCGCCCAACCAACTTTACCAGTTTTAGGATTATAAACCTTCATCCTCCATTGCCATAGAATATTCTCTACGTCAGGTTCGATAAAGTCTTTTACAGCAACTGTAATATCGTCGGTAGTTGCTTTACCAGCTACCTTGATTTGTGAGTTACCATAATCCAACTCAATAGGGTCATTAGATACAGTAGGTAGACCTGTGCTATCACAAGCCAATTCAATAATATCACCACTTGAAGAAGAAGTGTTATTAGAGAATTCACTTAAATCTACAATGAACCTAAAGTTGTTGGTACGTTGAACCTCATACGTTGAGTCCATAGACATGAAAGAGGCGTTTAATTGACTCATATCATATCCCCCTTATTAATTGAAACTAGCACTATAATTCATTATGTTGAAAGTCAAACTAATGAACTCAGCGGCTTTAATAGGTTTAACGTAAATACTAATAGGCATACGATTATTTTCATAGTCTTGTGCAGTTGCTTCCAACTCAATCTTATAATCGTATAAACCACCATTATTTTTAGCATTACTGACATCCTCTCTTGACCGAAGTCTCAAGGTTCCTATTTACATCTAACTTAGCTTCAATCAATGTAAACAAAGCCATTGGTCAGATAAATTTAATAGGCTATCCCTGTGTGTCCCACAGTTAAAATTATATATCTAAGAATTTAATATTCGTAATCCCTCGTTCAAAATATTTATTGCAGAATTCACATCTCTATCATGATGTGTACCACACTTAGGACAAACCCACTCACGAATTTTGAGATTTTTAACATCTTCATTCTTATACCCACAGTTAGAACATAATTGACTGGATGGACAGAATGTATCTATTTTTGATAATGTTTTACCATACCATCTAGTCTTATACTCTAACTGTCTTATAAACTCATACAAAGAAGTATCTTGAAATGATTTTGCTAATGTATGATTTTTCATCATATTCTTAACTTTTAATGTCTCGCAACAAATAATATCATATTCTCTTACTAATCTAAGTGTTAGTTTGTGTAGAAAATCTAATCTCCTATTTCTTACCATCTCACGGAATTTAGCTACTATAACCTTATATTTTTGATAGTTATTACTACCATAAACCTTTTTAGACAACTTACGTTGCATCTTAGCTAATTTCTTTTGAGCATGAATAAAGAATTTAGGATTCTTTACTTTTTCACCTCTACTGAAAATCGCAAAATCTTTTAATCCCAAGTCTATGCCCTCATTTTGATTGGTTTTCTCAAAATGTTCGATATTAACTTCTGCTGATATACTAGCAAAATACTTTCCACTAGCTGACTTAGAGATAGTGATACTGTAAATCTTAGTAACACCACTAAACTTACTTTTATCTCTAAATCTAATAATACCAACTTTAGGAATCTTGATTGTACGACCATCAATGTCTAATCTAACAGCAATACTATTAGTACGATACGAGTTTTTGCTTCGTTTCTTAGACTTAAACTTAGGATATTTACCTTGACCACTAAAGAACCTTTGATATGCACTATCTAAGTCTTTAATACAACCTTGAAGAGAACGACTATCTATTCCACATAACCAATCATTACATCTCTTCAACTCAGTCAAAACTTTAGAAGAATTATTATAACTTAAATTAATTCCAAAAAACTTATATAATTTTTGTTTTAAATTTAACATATAGTTATAAACATATCGAACACAACCAAATGTATGTTCTATTAATCTAATCTGTTCTTGACTAGGATATATCCTAATTTTAAAACTCTTATTCAACGATGTCACACCTCCCCTCATACTAATAAATATTATATAATACTTATTATACCAAAGGAGATATAAATTCTCAATATATAATTTTAACTATGAAATTTTAAAAGGACGATTGTTCAACTAAGTACGCTACCACTTAGCCAGCACCACTACGTGCATCTTGTACTTTCATACAAGCACAGACCATATCTTAATCTTTATCGTTTTATCAATAAAGACCTTCACCACTTCCA